GGTATAATAATTTTATGAGTTATGTCACCGCTTCCATTGATCAAGTAGGTGCATCTCCAATAAATATCCAATGGAAAGTAGTTCGTGGAGATTCTGCAACTCTTAAAGTAGAATTTTTAGAAGACGATGAAGTTACTCCTGTAGATATTTCTGATTGGACATTTGTTTCTTCTTCCTACGATGCCTCTGGTGATACTTTAGATGAATTGACCGTTGAAAAATATACTGGTTATGTTGTTATTACCGCTACCTCTGAGATTACAAAACTTTGGGGAACTGGTTATAGAAATACCGTTTTAGAATTACCTTTTGACTTGGAAATTATTATTCCTAACGATGAGTCTGGTGCAGTTGAATCAGAAGTTACTTGGACACCAGTTATTGGAACTATTGTAGTGCTTAGCGATGTAACAGGTACTGGATTATGATTATTAAAGTTACCTCACCTGCAGTTACACCCTCTAAGGTAATAAAAGTTAACTCAAAAACCTTTATAATTAATAAATGAGTATAAGTAAAAAGTCTGAAATTCCAGGGATGCAATCAAAACCTAAATATGGCTATGCAGAAGCAGCAGCAGAAACAGTTATAGAAACAAATAATCCCTCAGTGCCCGATATAGACTACAGAATACTTGTAGGGCCACCAGGACCACAAGGTATTGCTGGCAGACAGGGAGAGCCAGGTCCAAAAGGCGATAAAGGTGATGCTGGTCCACAAGGTCCAAAAGGTGAAAGAGGACAAAAGGGAGAACCAGGAGAATCATCAATTGTTGCAAGCAACGGAATAGTTTCTCAAAATAGAAAGTCTGGTTGGGCATATTATGAAAATTTAGATCAGTCACAAATTCGTGTAGGACTATCTAGCGGAGATGAAGGATGGGTAAATATATTAAACGATGCAAAATCTGAGGGGACAAACGAAGAATATTTGCCAAAAGGAAATGTAAGTCTATGGAGTGCAGCAAATCAACAATTAAATTTTAAAGGATTAGATATAGGCAGTAGGGTTGAGATAACTTATTGTTTTGAATTAGAAACATATGGAAATAATACTGAGGTTTGGATAAGAGCCTTTTCTGAAAAAGCAACTTTAAATTCAACACAGTTTGTAGCAAACCTAAAGTATAAATATCTTTATGATTTTTCAGTTACCCAAACCTTGTACATAGTAAATGACAGAATTAGAAAATATGGAATTAACCCACAAATTAGAGCAGATTTTGACGGGGATGTAAAAGTCAAATCTATCCTAGTCCACATTTCTTAGTGGTATAATAAGATCATGGCATTTCCTGGAACATACGACTTTGATTATTATCGTGGAGACACATTTGTTTTTACAATTACCCCGAAAACTTCTGCTGGGGCAACTTTTTCATTAGATGCTTATTCTGCTGCTGGAGCAATTTTTTCAATCGCTTCAAGTAGAGGCGACAACCCAACCACATCAATTGATAGTGTTGCGGACACAAGCAAACTTTCTGCAGTAATCGATACAAGTGCAGATATTATTACTTGTACAATTAAACCAGGTGCTAGAACCGATTTAGTTGGAGGATCAACATATTATTATGATGTTGAGATTTATAATAGTGCTGCATTAAGATATACACTTTTAACTGGAGCAATTACAGTAACTGATGACGTAACTGGTGCATAATGCCAGAAGTTTTTGTTTATGACGATTCTATAACTGTTTATGAATCAGATTTAAACATTGTTCTCAACACCGCTCCAAATTTAACGGGAATTGATCAAGAAATAGAAGTAATTGAGGTAAATAGCGCCATTACAGTAACTCAATAGTTTTTATTAATATGTTATAATGTTTGTATGGCTGCTACTTCTATTGGATCAACTGGAAATCATCCTTATCCCCTTGCAAAAATGCCGGAATTAACTGATCCTGCAGATATTCAAGTTGCATTAAGAAATTATCATTATGGACAAAATGAAGTCCTTGCTCCTGGCGCAGATGCAACTGCAGGTATTGCATATTATTTAAAAGAAATTCAAGAAGACATTGCCGATCTAGTAACTGCAGATGCAACTGTTGTATCAAAAACAATTATAGATGCTAAGGGTGATTTAATTGCGGGAAGTGCTGCTGACACAGTAGTTAGACTTGCCGTTGGAAGTCCTGGATATCTTCTTTCAACAAACACAGGCACAGCATCTGGACTTGAGTGGATTGCTCCACCACAATCAGCAACTACATCTGTTGTTGGAATTGTTCAATTATCAGACTCCACATCAGAAACTTCGTCAGTTAAAGCAGCAACTCCAACTGCTGTAAAAACAACATACGATGCAGTTTCAACATTAAAACAAACAGTTGATTCATCAACTAAGACAGCCAACTATACATTAGATCCAGCAGATGCTGGAAAAATTATTATTATGAACGTATCTTCATCAACTTCAATTATTACAATTCCATTAGAAACCACATTTCCTGCGGGAGCAAGAGTCGACATTCTACAAATAGGTTCTGTTCAAACATCAGTTGCACCAGTAAGTGGAAGCGTTACACTAAATAGCAAGAATAACAATAGAAAACTTGTTGGACAATACTCAGCAGCAACACTTATTAAAGTAGGAACAAACTCCTGGGTTCTTCTAGGCGACCTGACGGCTTAAGGATATTCCATGCTAAATATACTTGGAATTATTACATCAGTACTAAGTAAAATAACTGACACATTTAATAGATCAGACGGATCTATAGGATCGACAGATACAGGACAAGCATGGCAAGCAACAAGAGGAACATGGACAATATCTACAAATAAAGCATCAACCGCAACATCTCCATCAAGTTATCCAATTGCTGCAGTTGATTTTGCTTCTCCTAGTGCAACTATTGAAGTAGATGTATCAAGAGGAAGTGGTGCTGCATTTTGGATTAGCGATTCTTCAAATTGGTGGGGATTGGCATCCGTAGCAGCAGTTAGTGGATCTGAGTGTAGCACATATGTGCAGACTTATTCTGCTGGCGGTGCTGGTGCTGTAGCAGGCTATGCAGGACAATCAGCAATACCACCAGTAGCAGGGTATGCTGGCGATGTGCAATACATCGGCGATTATGTCAGTGGATCGGGTTGTTCGGCATACAGTAGTTATACTGATGTGCCATATGATTATACTCCATATGTTACCTGCGCCTCTTCATACACAACATATGCACCAGGCTATGCCCTAGTAAATGTAGTAGCAGCCTATGCAGGACAATCAGCAATACCACCAGTAGCAGCGTATTCTGGAAGTCCCGAATCTTATGGACAAGCATGTAGTGCCTATGCAGATACCTATAGTTACTCTTTATCATTAATTAAATCTATTGCAAACACAGTTACAACTGTTGCAACTCAGGCTTTATCTTCTGCAGCAGCATCAATCAGAGTAATATTAAATGGACTTTCAATAACAGCAACTGGATATTCTTCAGCAGATCAAGGTGGATCAAACTTGGGAACGTTAACAAATACTGCAACAGGCGCAACGACAACCTCCAAGCATGGTATTATTTTAATTCCTTCTACCCTACAGCAAACAACAGTAGATAATTTTTCAATAGAATAGACAATTTTTTAACTTTTATGCTATAATTATTTTAAAAGGGAGAAAAATGCTTACACCAAGAAATCTAGAGGTTATAAAAACAGAAGGTTATGAGATTGATAATCATAACTATAAATTAGCAATTGTTGTTGATGGAACAGTAGAGTTTGTAATGGGATGTAACGAATTGTTAGCAAGAGTTTTGGCTACACCACACACAACAGTTTTTATTGAAGAAAACCAGTTGTCTGTTGGCGATCAGTATACTACCCCATAAATATTTTTATGAGAGGTATACATTTTATTCCAATTAATGAAGATAAAGGTGCACCACATCCAGTCCCAACAAAAAAAGTTGTTCCAAAATGGTATAAAGAAGCAGAGTTAGACTACACTTCTGATACAGGTGAAACAGTTGCAGGTTTAAAAAGATGTTTACCATTTTTAGATGCATTAATGTCAGGATATGTTTTATTAACATGGGTTGATATTTATATTAAAAAAAATAAAAACGAAGAGATTGATATTTCTTGGGAAAATAGTCAAGATGTACAACAAAATCAAATTTTAGAAAGAAAAGGTCTTTCTGGCCACACAATTCCTAGACCAACGGGATATTTGGATAATCATTTAATTTGGTTGCCTCAATGGGGATGGAAAACACCAAGAGGGTATAGCACTTTGGTTACACACCCCCTGAATAGATTTGATTTACCATTTACAACCATGTCTGCAGTTGTAGATAGTGATAAATTTTTTACTGCTGGCAATATTCCATTTTTTATCAAAAAAGATTTTGAAGGAGTCATACCTAAAGGCACTCCTTTTGCTCAAATTATTCCATTTAAAAGAAAAAAATGGGTTTCAGTATTTAATCCAGCCTTAATTGAACCAGCACAATATCTAGGAAAAGTAACAAGAAGTAACGATAGATTTTATAAAAAAAATAGCAGGATAAACAAGGAGTATTTATGAATAAAAATGAAAAGATTGTTATAGGATGGCCAGACACTGGTTCCTCTTATACTGGTTTTGTTGCATTTATAATGCAGTTGTTAATTCATCGAAAAAATAAAATCCAAGATGTCGTTATTGCAAGCGGTCACTATCTTTCTAATAATAAAAATATTTGTGTTGAAAACTTTTTAAAAACAGGAGCAGACTGGCTTTTGTTAATGGACTGTGATGTTCTAGTAACCCTAGAAAGTTTTGATACATTAATACAAAGCGCAGATAAAGATAATAGGCCAATTGTTTCTGGTTCATATTTTTTACCAATGGATGATAAATTGTATTTATCTGGACAGTATAAAAATCCAGAGTATCCAGATGCAGGTTTTTGGATTTCTGATTGGGATAAAGAAGTTATTGATGATTTACACTCCGTTGGCGCAGGATTTTTACTTGTTCACAAATCTGTATATAAAGCAATACAAGAAAATAATGTTGATAAAATGCCTCAATGGTTTCAAGATGAATATTGGGGGTATCCATACTACTGTTGGATTAGCGAAGATATTTATTTTTGCAAAAAAGCAAGGGATTTAGGATTTAACATTGCAATTAACACTAAAGCAACATCAACACATTTAAAGAATGTAAGAATTAAAGAGGATAACTTTGTTAAGATACCTCAAATGATTCCTGTGGGAATGCCTGCAGAAAAACACACTCACCCATATGGAGAAAGACGAAAAATGCATTGGTGGATTAAAGGAAAGTCTAAGTAAAAAATATATTACTTATTAATCAGGATATCTTGCTAACCACTCTTTAGTCTTCCAAGTAATACCCTTCCAGGCAGACCAGTCTTTACCACCATCACTCATATGATAAGCGATTTCTGCATTTCTAACTGGATCAAATAAGTCTTCGTTAGACTTTAGGTTAAACTTATCCCGTCGATCTTGACCCATTGATCCTAACATATTGATTTGAAATAGGCCATAGGAATTATCTCCAGTATTTCTATTGGGATTCCAAGAATTAGGAGTACCCATAGATTCTTTCATTACTGTTGCCCAAGCAACTTTTAGTGCATATCCTTCAAACCCTACAGACTTTAATATTTTAATTAGTTCATCTTTTTCAAGAGGGGTTCCATATTTATACTTTTTCTTAGTTTTATTATTTTCTTCTTCAGAAACCAAAAAAACCGCCTCAGCGGTTTGTGCTTCACTTTTTGAAATTGTACTACTCAAATTATTTTCAGCATTAGCGCTAGAATTAGAAAATATTGCAATTCCAGTTACTGCTGCGAGTACCCCAATCACTATCTTATTAGTTGTCATGACTGTTCCTCCTTAGAAACAAAAACACCATAAAGTTATGGTGTTACTCACTAGTATATCATGGATTTGGATATTGAGTCAACTTAAAGACTTAATGTGATATAATTTCTTTATGGCTAAATACCGCAATCCAGACGAATCAGAGATGGATGTAAAGGCTCCTTCTACCTACAATATTGGAAATAAGCCACCATTGGTTAACTGGACGGTTGTAATTGGCGATAGCGCCTCTTTTAGAATATATGTACAAGATGATGCAGGAGATCCAATTGTAGTCGATGATTGGGACATTGAGGTCGATTTTAGACGGTACTCTGATAACGTTGGAGATGATTTAATATTTAAATTAACACCAGTACAATCAGTAACTGATGGAGATGGAGAATTTATAGTTTCTTTAACTCCCGCTCAATCTAAACAACTAAGAACTGGTGATGTTTTTGATGTTCAACTTTCTGACCCTACTAGGGTTTGGACGGTATGTCAAGGAGAAATGATCATGCTTGGCGAAGTTACAGATCAATCATAATGGCTAAAGCAATTCTTACTGACATTAAAACAAAAACTAAAATAACTCCAATAAAAGATTTTAAATCTTCAAAAATAAAAACAGTTGACTATTCTAAAAGGGTATCAATAAATCAAATACTTCCATTTAAAATAAAGTTAACTAACATAGGTATTGAAGGTATAAATCCTTTAAATCCTCCAGGAATTGGTATGCAAGTTATTGGTTTTTCTAACTATATTTTGTAATAAAATTATGTTATAATATAAACATGGCCCGTCTATCACTAGCAAACTTAAAGTTAAGATTTCAAACAGGAGATCGTCCTTCACAGACGGACTTTGAAGATTTTATTGACACAGCAAGCGCTCAAGCAACAGATTTGGGTAGTGCGGGAAACAATGAGTCAACAATCAACGGCATTGAAAGTGCTACAGTAATTGATAATTTTGATGCAACAGAATGGAGATCTGTTAAGTATTCGGTCTCTATTAAAAAGACTTCTGGTGGCGAAAATAAATACTACGCAACAGAACTGGTTGTTCTTGCTGACAGTACAGATGTATCTGTCACTGAGTATGGCCTTATTGACAACAATGGGAATATTGGCACCATTAGCGTCTCCCGTGCTGGAAATACAGTATCCTTAACGGTTACTCCAGTAATCGGTATAACCCCAATCACTGTACGTTATTCACGTACGGGATTAAAGGCATAAGAAAAAGGAGATAAAAAATGGCAACAGTAGATAAAGATTTTAAAGTAAAAAAGGGTTTAATTGTTGAAGGCACATCAGCAACTGTTAATGGTAAGAATGTTATTACAGCAGGCGTTGTAGATGCTAAAGGTGATTTAATTGTTGGTAGTGCAGATGATGCAGTAGCAAGACTTGGCGTTGGAAGCAACGGACAGGTCCTTACTGCAGCGTCAGGTGCAACTTATGGCGTTCAGTGGTCAGATCCAGCAGCAGTTGGTGTATTCGGAGAAAGCATTATATTCGAAGGTGCAACAGCAGATGCTTATGAGACAACACTTGCAGTAACTGATCCAACCGCAGATCGGACTATCACACTCCCTGACGCAACTGGTACAGTAGCATTAACTTCAGATGTTTCAACACACGCAGACCTTACAGCAGCACACGGTGCTACAGGAGCAGTAGTTGGTACAACTAATACACAGACACTTACTAACAAAACATTAACATCACCAAAGATTAACGAAGATGTTGTTATGTCAGCAAGTTCTACAGAACTTAATATCCTTGATGGAGCAACTCTTTCTACAACAGAACTTAACTATGTAGATGGCGTTACTTCAGCAATTCAAACTCAGTTGAATGCTAAGGCTGCTTCTTCAGATCTTACAACTCACACAGGTGCATCAACTGGCGTACATGGAGTTACAGGTTCAGTAGTTGGTACAACTGATACTCAAACACTTACAAATAAAACATTGACAAGCCCAACTCTTACAACTCCAGCACTTGGTGTTGCAACTGCTGATTCTATCAATGGTACAAGTATTCCAAGTACAAAGACTCTTGTTGTAACAACAGATAAGTTGAACGTACTTGCAGCAACATCTTCTTCAGAACTTGCTGGTATCATCTCTGACGAGACTGGTACTGGAGCACTTGTTTTTGCTAATACACCAACACTCGTAACACCAAACATTGGTGCAGCAACTGGTACATCTTTGGTTCTTTCAGGGGACCTAACAGTTAATGGTACAACAACTACAATTAACTCAACAGAAATTACAGTTGATGACAAGAACCTTACACTTGGTTCAGTCGCAACTCCAACAGATGCAGGTGCAGACGGTGGTGGTCTTACTCTTAAGGGTACTACAGACAAGACCTTCTCATGGATTGATGCAACTGATGCATGGACATCTTCTGAGCACATGGATCTTGCTTCTGGCAAGGTATTAAAGATTAATGGAACTGAAGTTCTGTCAGCAACACAGTACACTGGAAATGCTGCAACAGTTACAAATGGTATTACTACAGC